ATGGCGTGGCGCCTATATCCCATTGCAGGTTGTTAGGGTGGGGGAGCGGTGCCCGATCCACCATCCTCCCCATATAAAATTCGGCTACCTGAGGTACCGGGTTACGGAGATAGACAGAGAGTCCAACGATGAAAACGGAATAAAAGATGAAACTTAAAAGAGCATACAGCCCCGGAGAGATCCTGAACATGAGGATCCCGAGCTACGAATTTACCGGCCAATGGCAGGCGGCCATTGGCAACCCCGCTAAAAGCGGCACATGGATAATATGGGGTGCCAGTGGCAACGGTAAGACCTCGTTTGTGATGCAGCTTGCCAAATACCTCTGCGGCTTCGGGAAGGTTATCTATGACAGTCTGGAGGAGGGCACGAGCCTGTCGTTCCAGATGTCACTGAAGCGTCACGGCATGGATGAGACCCGCAAACGCCTTATGGTACTTGACCGGGAACCGATGGAGCAGCTCAGTGAGCGGCTGAGTCGCAAAAAGAGCGCGCCGATCGTGATAATAGACTCTTTCCAATATAGCGGACTCAGTTATAAGGCATACTGCGAGATGAAGGAGCGTCACTCCAACAAACTGTTAATATTCATCAGCCATGCCGAGGGTATGAAACCGGAAGGCCGCACAGCCAAAAAAGTTGAATTTGATGCGGATGTTAATATCTTTGTCAGCTGCTTTCTGGAACATGCCAGCGATCCCATAACTATATGGGAGGAGGGAGCAACAAAAGCATTACTTGATGACGGACAAAAGAGCGATGAGGCGTAAAAACCTCCTGTATAAGTTACGTAAGAGGGGAGTCAGATGCGACACGAAAGCACGCTGCATAGAATACCCCTACGGCGAGGACCCTGCCCGGATCCCACAGATCCCGCGCTTGGTTAGAGAATATAATTTTAACATTCAATTCATAATAACATGAGCGAGAAACAGACGATAATCAATCTCGTGGCTCCGGGTCGCCTTCATAATGAGGGATTTGTGAGCAAGGGGCATGTCTGCGGCTATTGCCGTGGGAAAGGCTGGTTTTACGGGCCACCGAATAAAGATGAAACGGTTATATGCCCGGACTGCGGTGGCACAGGTGAAGTAATGGCGGTAGTGACCGTCGAGTGGAAACCGGCAATGAAAGAGGAGGGGACATGATGGAACAAATATCCCCAAGCCCGAGGGACATATTGCGCAAGAAGCGCAGTTCTGTCCTCCATCAGATGCAGCTGCTCGATGTTGACACGGCAGACTGGGGCAAAGTAGATGCCCTTTGCATGGACAGCCGGATAGCTGGCAAGCGTTTCTGTCACCTCGATTGTGACGAACTGGATGCGCTGCTCAAAAAGCTGCGTGCCATAAGACGAAAGCAAACAACCCTAAAAAACAAAGTAATATGAGAAGAGAAACAAAAGAAACCATCGACAGCCTGAAATCCCAGATGACCACGGCGGCTGCGACCCTCACAATCGAGGAGCGCGAGGAGTTCTACAACGAGGTCAACGAATGGACCTACGAACAGTATGAGGAAGCATTGCTCTGTCAGGAGCCGGAGATGCAGAACTACGAAGAGGAGGGCTGAGGCATGGACAGAAAAAGCCAAGACAAGGTGTTGAAAGCCAGATTTATAATTATCCGCAAAGATGATTACCCTACTCCCCGTATAAAGGCGCGCTATGTCGCAGGTACCGATTATAGGACCTTCGAGAAGTACAACACCAAAGCGGAGCGAGACCGAGCTTTTGCGAGACTCCTTATAGACGATAAAGTAATCAGTGACTAACCAATAAAAATAAAGAGAAATGGATAACATCAGAGAAGCCCTCAAGGGCATGTCGGCAGCCGAGCGCAAGAACCTGCTCGAGGAACTCAAAGCCGAGGATCAGAAAGCAACCCGTGACCGTCGCGAGGCATACGAGGCCTTGCGTGCGCAATTCGCACACGAAGTCAAAAGCCACCTTCTTCCGTTGGTGGAGGATGTGCGCCAGTTCCGTGAATGGATCGAGAAAGAGGCAGACGGTTTCTATTCCGTGATGAGAGACTACGGTCAGTTGCGCAAAGAGGAGCAGTCAAGTTTCACCATCGTTGACGGTGACATGAAAATGGAGGTGCGCAGCAATAAGGTCAAAACCTTTGACGAGCGTGCCGACATGGCGGCCGAGCGTCTTATGGAATACCTCAAGGCGTATGTCGCCGGAAGCGAGAAGGGATATGACGACCCGATGTACCAGTTGGCGATGACCCTCCTCGAGCGTAACCGTCAGGGAGATCTGGACTACAAGAACATCAGCAAGCTCTACGAGATGGAGGACCGTTTCGACGAGGAGTATAAATCCATCATGGGACTGTTCCGGGAAAGCCACACTGTCACCAAGACCGCTGTCAACTTCTACTTCTGGCAGCGTGACAAAAACGGCGTATGGCGTCGTGTCGAGCCGAGTTTCTGCCGTTTGTAGCGTAATGTTGGTAACCCCTTAACCATAAAGCACCGTAGATGAAATATTTACGGTGCTTTATGTATCTAAATAGCGTTAAAATCGCTAATTTTGCATATAGCTTGTATATGGCAAAAGGAAGAGATAAAGAACTTATAAAATTGCGTGACGAGGCTTTGTGTCGTCGTTTCTATTATTGGACCGAGAGACAGCGGCTGCGCTTTGATGACGCGCTCAAAATTCTCTCGGAACGTGAGTTTTTTATCTCCGAGGAACGGATAATGGCCATTATCCGGAGAATGTTGCGGAGCGGAGCGGCAGATAATATCACACCGCTCCCGAAAGTCAAGAAACCGCGTCTTACCAACGACCAGCTGTCATTGTTTCCCGAGTTATAGGGACTGTCCCGAATTGTCGTTGATGGTGAATGCGTACGTCGTCTCGAACACTTTGACATATCCCGGTAGGGCATAATCCCGGCTTTTGACACGTACAAGAGGGGTGGCGCACTGGGCACTCTTGAACCGTTGGAGTGCCTTGTATAGTTTCAGGTCCACCTGTCGCCGCTCCTTTACTTTGTCATAGGTTCCGGATGCGAACGAGGTGTCGTCGTAGCAGTCAATGGCGAGGCGCACCGTGATCAGGGCGGCTCCCTTCTGGTTGCCGAGTCCGAGATCCCTCCAGTCCGCATCGATATTGCCGATCAGGACACATGGGAATGTCACGGGATATTTGTCCTCCTCGGCAGACATTTCAAGTTGTCCGTAATCTTCATCGATCAACGACAATTCCGGCACACTCCCGGCAATACGTTCCATAATGTTGATAAAAATTTCATCCATGATTTTATGAGTTTAGAATTTTACGAATTTCATTTTCTGTCCGGGCGGTAATGTTATCAGACAGCTCGACACTCTCGCCCAGAAACTGGCGCTGCGCGATCTTGACCTTGAGCTTTGATTTTCTCGTTAACGCAAGTCTTTTCCAGAATTGCGCCTGCGCATTCTCCGGTTGTTTGCTGGAACCGCCTTTTTGGCGTTTCTTTTGCCCCGTGCCGGTTTTTTTCGTCTGACTTGAGGATTTATAGAACATCGCCCAAGCGAAGCGTCTCATGCGGTCTGTGACGTTCGGATTGGCAATCCCTCCCCAGTTATGCAGCGGGGCATACCTCACGTCGTTGGCGACACGTACCCGGTAATCGCCCGGCATGTATTTTATGGAGCTGAAAAGATGGTTGCGCCCTGACAGCAGCGTGCCGTAATTTGACGCTGCTCCCGGGTCGCCGGATGACAGCCGCCTTGCCGGTTTCCAAGGATGCAGACCACCGTTGACGAAGCCGCCTTTGCGGAAGTTGTCCTGAAAATGATCCTTGGCCATACGCCCGGCAATCACCAGCATATTACGGCGCATGAGGGTTTCAAGCTCACCGCGCTTGGCTTTTACGAGTTTTGCGAAATCTTTTATATCCATAAAATTGTTGCAATGAAAAAATAATGTTACATTTGCGGATTATAAACCAGACTATTACAATGAACATCCCGTCACAGGTAATGAAGGCCGCCTCCGAGCTCCGGGCGATGTACGGCGAGCATGTGGAGTATCTTGGAGAATTCCAAGGTGCGCAGGTCTATTATTACCATTATCCGGATGATGTTACAGCCGGAGTTTGCCCGGTATATCTGTACGACGGAACCACAGTGGATGAAGTGACGGGTGACATAGCCATGAACATACTGGACTCACTTATCGAAGATGTCGATGAAGTCGGTGTTGAATGATTTGTTGTCTATTCGCATAATGCCACGGCAGCCGTGATTATTCGCTGCGCCATTCTCTGCGAGGTATTTTATATCCTTGAATTCATACCCGGAACCTTTGGAGTTGTCAGCCTGTGGTTCAATATATTTCAGTGATCCGTCTTTGAACCGCTGTAATATTGTAGCGTGACCACCCCCTTTTTTCCATCCGATTGAAAGTTCATATACGCCTTCATCCTTGCATACTTCATCGAAGAATTCAAGATAACGTTTAGTCGTCATTTTTTTATATTTTTTGCCGATCATCCAATCATTGGTGCTTGTATGCTTTGCGGGAGTCCCGTCTAAGTTGCGCCATACTTTCCAACAGTTGTAACCTTGGCTTAGGTGCTCAAGTTTAGAACCCTTGGTATTTGCTTTCGCGGTGACATTGAACCCTCTTAGGCGTAATGAATATGCCGGAGCGCATGTCTGGCAGTTTATGCCAAACGGACGGTGTTTGGTCCTATCATACTCTTTGTTCAATCGATATGTATTACCGTATTTGTCTTTATAGATACCTTTCGGATCGAGTATATATTCAGGCACATAATTCGGGTTCGCAGACTGTTTGTCCGCATCCTCCACCGTCATAGGTTTGCCCTTTGTTATGCCGAGAGCCTTTTCAATCTCGAGATTGTCCCGGGCGATGGCACTCTTTTCGTCGGGGGTAAAATGATCCGGCATTTCCTTCATCATTTCCTCAAGGCGTTTCAACAGTCTGTCAACAGCCTTCTTCGCACTGGCATGGGCCTCCGTCTTATACGGATGGGAGTCTGAAAACAGCTTCGCATCCTTGCCCGGATTATTCTCCAGTCCCTTTTGTGGGGTTGATGACGGGGTGGTTCCAGCGGGAACCGGTGTCACAGGCTCGTCGGTCGATGACAGCGTGCATTTGCAGTTCCAACGGTCGCCCGGTTTATGGTGGTTCCAAAAATCATCGTCTATCGGGCGCACAACACCCCAGAATATGCGATGATCCTCCCCCGGAGTGATGGAGGTTGACGGTCCCCATTTAAGATTTGGGAGAATGTCTTTTTCTCTTGAGAACTGACGCCAGTCCGCAGCCTGATGCGCACGTATGACAGCAGTGTCGTATTCGGTCTTGAGCCAAGTCCTGCATTGGTGGCTGGCGATAGGCATAACCTCGTTCAACCATTGTTCAAACGGCTTTGGATTGCCGTTCGAGTCCAATAAAAGACGTGCCATGTCATTTTGCGCCCGGTGTACCTTGAATGCCGAGAACACAGCGTTATTCCGGCGCAAGGCTTCGATAAAGTCGGCGTCAGGATCGGAGGGCGACACATTGCCGAAGGCTTTTTTTACCGCCTTATCCATTGTCGCCCACACCTCGTTAAAAAGAGTGACCTCGATGTCGGATGCCGGATGGAAGTCTTTGGAGTAAATATTCAACAGGGCATTGCGCAGTGTCTCGTCTGAAAAATCGAACGATGACGCAACCTCGGTGTCCTTGTCATAATAAAGACCGTCAACTACCATTCTAAAACCGCCCCGGTGTTCCACGGGGCTTTTGCGAAAAAACTTTTCAGCCAGTTTTTGAAAGTCTTTTTTTGTTTTTCGGTAGGTTCCGGCAGATCCTTGTCGTCGCCCTGTTCCCCATTTTCCGGATTGTTGTCTTTGTCCGGATCATCCTCCGTGTCACCGTCATTTTGCGGTATCTGTTCTGCGGCAGCCTTCGCCTCCTCTGCTTCCCGGGCGCGTCGTTCCTGCTCCTCTTTTTTTATCATTTCATAATTTGCCGGTTTGCTGATACCGAATTCCTCGT